GCCAGGTAAGCATACCGTAAGATCTGCTCACTAGATCTGGCCTTCTCTGCGCAGGAAAGTGGATCTGATTTATAGGTGTAAACGCGTTACCTCTATAGACAACCGTATAACTGTTAGCAACACCCAGGAAAGTTTCTCTGATCAAGAATTACTTCCTGGGTTTTTTATATCTTTGTAGTGTTAAAGTTGTTAGTATGAAAAAGTATGTTGAAAGACCATCTACAGTTGAAGCAATACAATGGGATGGCACAGAAGAAATGGCAATTAAGATTGCGGGTCAAGAAAATTTTGAAGGGTTTATTGATTTCAGGGACAAAAAATTTAAAGGGTTTTATATACATGTGGGGCCTAGAGAAATTAGAGTGCAACCGGGGGACTATGTTATACAGGATTGGTACGGGGAGTATTCTATCATGTCAGGAAAAATATTTGAAAAAATTTATAAAGAATTAGCAGAATAATATTATCTTTGCATCATGATGGATGTGAAAGGTTCATTTTATTTTTTTTGATTGATTGGAAAAATAAGCTTCAGGGTAAAATCTTGAAGCTTATTTTTTGTAACATGCTTTCCCCGCTTCCCATAGAACAGCGCGCTTAGGGAAAGCTTTTTTATAAATATGATATGGCAGTGTTTGATTCACAGTACAAAAAGATTTTAGAAGAGATTTATTATGGGGGTTATAAATATCAAGACCCAAATAGAAAAGGGGTAGAGAGAATAGAGATATCTATGATCAATCTTTACTGTAGACCAAGTGTTGGGTTTCCTGCATTAACTACTAAGGAGGTTTATTTTAAAGGTGCAATAGCTGAGTTATTATTTTTTATGTCTGGTTCTACAGATATAAGAGACTTATGGAAAATGGGTGTTAGATTCTGGGATAAAGATTGGGCACACTTTCACAACTATTCTGAAGCTGCAGCAAATTATTTATATGAAGGTTGGAAAGAAAATAAAAAAGAACAAAAGGATAAGTCTGCTTCATCAGCATATAATATGGGTAAGATCTATTCTCATCAGTGGAGAAATGCCAATGGAGTTGATCAGTTATTTAAGCTTGTTTCTTCCATGATTAAAACTCCTATGTCAACATCATTAATAGTTAACTCATGGAATGCTGCAGATTTACCTAAGATGTGTTTGCCTCCGTGTCATTATTCCTTTCAGGTATTGTGCCAACCATATGATGATACTTATAAGTTCAATCTTGTATGGAGTCAAAGATCTACAGACTTTTTCTTAGGAACTCCGGTTAATATAATGTTCTATGCAGCACTAGCACAAGTACTAGAGATAATGACGGGATATAAATGTGCAGCAGTAATAGGAGAATTAAAGAATGTACATATATATGATAACCAAATTAATGTAGCAAAAGAGTTAATGTTTAGAGATCCTGAGTTACATGGAGAAAGTAAACTAGAAATAAATAAATCTAAGTTTAAACTTTTTTTAGATAATCCATCACATTTAAACTTTAATAGTGTAATAAATTCATTATCTTTACAGGACTTTAGTTTGGTGGGGTATCATAGTTATCCAAAATTGAAAGTAGAAATGTTAAGTTATAATTAAAAATAAAAAGTCATGAGTAAAGCATTTAAGATTCTAAAAGGACGTAGAGTATTGGTTAATCAACCAGAGATGAAAGAATCAGCTATCCAATTAAGTGAAGCGGATAAAGCTTCAATGGAGCAAGAGGCAATGAAAAAGTGGACACGTTTAGAAGTGTATGCAGTAGGTAAAGATGTTGAAGATTTAAAAGCTGGTGAGTTTGTATATGTTTCAGTTAATGCAATTAAAGGTGCTGAAGTAATTGAAGTTGAAGAAAGCATTAAGCTTATGATCAGTGAGTATGATGTTGCAATTGTTTGGTAAGATGAGTGAATTAGTATGTAATGAATATAAGAAGATGGTGAATAAACCAGAGACATCATCTACTTATAATAGGAGTTTGAAAATAATGGCTGAGATTGCTGCAAATAAAGACAAGCAAATATATACAACTACATTAAAGAATATTGGTATTAATTATAACCCATTTAAATCAAATGAAGTTATTAATCCAAATATACCGGCAAATACATATGTATATAATAATGCAATAAGACCAAATCATTATGGCGGAGAAAATAATCCATATGAAGTCTTTAATGTATTAGAAGCATGGGGTCTAGATAAAGACTTTTACTTAGGTAATGTTATTAAGTATATTACAAGAGCTGGTAAAAAAAATGCCAATAAAGAAATAGAGGATCTAGAAAAAGCTGAAGTGTATCTAAAAAGAAGAATTGCTGAATTGAAAAAATGAGATGTTTATTAGTTTTATTATTGTTATCATCATGCGCGCATTATATAAAAGGCCCTAACTATAATCAGGGTAGGACACATAATGATGACCTCTCAAATAGAGAGAGAACTGTTATGGCAGAAGATGCACGGATGAAGAATGCAATGATAAAACATAGACAATCTGCAAGACGTGGTTTAGTAAAACCAAAAAAAGTTAGAAAAAAGAGAGGCAGAAGGTTTATTAATTAAAATATTATATATACTTTAGCATCTCCTTTTTTCTCAGTCTTTTCACTGAAAATTTCCCAATAGGTTTTATACTTATTGGGATTTTTTATTTATATTTGTAACTGCTGATTTATTTAAATAGTTTTTGAAGTTGATGAAGTCCCAGATTAATAGTCTGGGATTTTGTTTTTATATTAATATTGTGTATATTATGTTATACGTATTAATAAAATAAAGTCATGGATATCTTAAATTTTTTATTTTTAAAAAAACAAGACCTAATTAGAACTGAAGCAAATGATGCTAAAACAGATTTATTAGTTCTTGGTGCTAGTGTGTCTCAAACTAAAAGAGATGATCAATATCAAACTTATGGTTTACCATTAGCTGATGCAGTAGTTTCTGCAGATAAATCAAATACAGAATATTATACAGTAGATTTAGATGTAACTAGTATAGTTCCAGTAACAACTCAAAAAGGTGTAATTGAAGTATTTAACTTACCTTCAGGTCCAGTTCCTCTACCAGGATTTGCTTCTGCTGTACCATTAATTATTACTAATGACTCAGTAGATTTTACAGATGCAGATAGAGTATATATGCAAACATCTTTATATTATAATCCTTTAGGTGATGATAATTTTGTACCATACTTTGTTTCAACTGGTTTCTTACCTGGAATTAGTTGTGCACTATACAATGCAAGTCCAATAGCTGCAGGAAGCAATCAAGGATCAGGTAAATTATACATTTACTTTGAATTATATAATTTTTAAAATAAACTACAATGTTAAATAATATAACAAATTATACTAACCTAATTGATAATAAGAAGGTTAGAACAATTCTTGATGCCACGGATTTATTTACGGTAGGTGTAAGAGATACAAACTTCTATGGTAATTACCAACCAGCATTAATAACTACTACTGATTTAGTAAGTAGCATTTCTAGTTTATTACCAGTTCCAATTACTTTAACAACTACAGGTTCATCAGGACCAGCTACATTAATTGGTTCTACATTAAATATTCCTAACTATGCAGGTAGTTCATTACCTTATTGGTTTGAGTATAATGAAAGTGACCGTACAGTATGGAATAATGGTACAGGTAATATTGATAGCAATACATCATATGGTAAATTTGCATATGGCTCTAATTCTACTGGTATAAATAATACAGCTATTGGTACAGCAGCTATGTTTAATAATACAATAGGTTCAAATAATATTGGATTAGGTCATGTTTCTTTACAATTAAATACTTCTGGTAATCAAAATACTGCTGTTGGTGCTGGATCATTAAATCTTAATACTACAGGATCATCAAATACAGCAATTGGATTTGCAGCATGTAATTCAAACAGTACTGGAAATCAAAATACAGCAGTTGGTCATTCAGCATTACAGTTTAATACCGTAGGAACTAATAATGTTGCAATAGGAACAGGGGCATTATCAAATAATACAGGAACTCAAAATGTAGGAGTTGGTTCAAGTGCTTTATATAGTAACTTAAGTGCTAGTAATAATACAGCTGTAGGTTTTAGAGCATTGCAAGGTAATACAACAGGTACCCGCAACAGCGCATTTGGTAATGATGCATTGATTCTTAATACAACTGGTTCAAATAATGTGGCATTTGGTTATAGAACATTATTTAATAGTACAACTGCAAATCAAAATGTGGCAATAGGATACCTAGCATTAGGAGAAAATACTACTGGCTCATATAATATAGGTATTGGATATTATGCATTAGGAATTAATACTACTGGACAAAAAAATATTGCAATTGGACGAGAGACACTAGGTGGTGTTTCAACAGGTTATGAAAATACTGCTATAGGTGATCTTGCACTTTCAACTGGTAATGGAAATTATAATGTTGCTTTAGGTGCTCAATCTTTATTTTCTTCACTTTCAGCAAATGATAATGTTTCTATTGGAGCTTACTCAATGAGATTTACTACAACAGGAAGTAGAAATAATACATTAGGATATAGCGCATTATACTATAATACTACAGGTGTTGATAATGTTGCATTAGGGTATCAAGCTTTATTTAATAATACTACAGCCAACTATAATGTTGCAATTGGTAATTCAGCGTTATTATCTAATACAACAGGTTCATATAATAATGCTATTGGATTGCTTGCTTTACGAAGCAATACAAGTGGTGAAAATAATGTTGGTTTAGGTAGTTATGCATTATATAACAATACTTCTGGTTCACGTAATGTTGCTATTGGTTTGTACTCATTAAATAATAACACAACTGGAAATAATAATATAGCTATTGGGCAAAATGCATATAGATCAAATAATGCAGGAAATAATAATGTCATAATAGGTTATTATGCATTGAATTCAAATTCAACTACAAGTGATATGTGTGTTATTGGTTCAAATACTGACTCAGGAAACTTTAGTGGAGGTATTATTCTGGGTAATAGTGCATATGCAACTGCAAATAATCAATTTGTAGTAGGTTCAATTGGTAATAATGCTGGTTCAGTAACAGCAGAAGTTAACTCATCTACTCAAGTATGGAATGTAGTAATAAACGGTGTAGCAAGAAAAATCTTATTAGCATAATTATAAACTTAAAAATAAATAAAAATGGATGTTTTAAATTTTATCTCTTGGCTTAAGAGCAAGAGACAAGTAACAACAGTAGATGCTTCTCAAACCTTAATACCATTAGGTTTAAAAGATGCAAGAAGAGGTGATGCATATTTACCAGGTGCAATATCAGTGGAAGATTTAGCTGGTTCCCTTACTCCAACTTTTACACAAGGTAATATTAAATTTGGTGATTTTGCATTAGCTAATGTAACTACTGGAAGCAATAATATAGCAATTGGTGAAAATTCTCTTGAAACACTTACAACAACTAGTGAAAATATTGCAATTGGTACTAATGCACTAGAGAATAATATGAATTCTTTTAATATAGGAATTGGCTCTGAAAGTTTACAAAACACTGTTAATGGTGGTGGCAATTTAGGTGTAGGACCTTTGTCTTTAAAAAATAATACAGAAGGTAGTGCAAATGTTGCAATAGGTATGTATGCATTATATAATAATACTACAGGAAGTACTAATGTAGCAGTTGGTCAAGGTGCGTTATATAATAATACAGTTTATGACCAAAGTGTTGCTATCGGTTTTAATGCATTAGAGAATAATAACAAAGCTGGAAATACTGCTATAGGTTATTGTGCTTTAAAAGCTAATCAAGGTTGGAGAAATATTGCAGTTGGTAATTCAGGAATTGATTCTGGATTTGCAGCAGCAAGTGATAACATATCTATTGGTAATCAAACTTTTCAAAGTTTAACAACTGGTGAATTCAATATTGGTATTGGAACTAGTGTAATGAACTCTTGTAACACAGGTTCATATAATACAGTAATTGGTAATTATAGTACTTCATTAAATTTTTCTAATACAGTTATTATTGGGCATAATGCTGTACCTACAGCTAACAATCAATTAGTACTTGGTTCAAGTACTACTAATTTAGGAACAATAACTACTGAAGCATTAACACCAACGGTATCTTGGACAGTAAGAATTAATGGTGTTAACTACAAAATACCATTACAACTTGCATAATAAAAAATAAATATATTAACTTTACAAAAAATAAAATCATGGAATTAGAATTAACAGCAGAACAAGTAGCAAAATCAGTATCAGCAGCATATGATAGTGTTAACTTAATAAAAGAGTTGAAAGCTAAAGAAACTTTAACAGAAGAAGAAACAGCTACAGTAACACGTAATGAAGAGCACATCAGAATTATGATGGCTAAAGACTGGTTTGTAGCAGGATTGACAAAAGCACAAAAAACTGAATTATCTAAAATATGAATCAGGATCAAGCTAAACAGGTAGTTGAACAAGCTTTAAATCAAGCATTCCTAAAAGGAGCATTTAGTTTACAAGATGCAGCAATGATTACACAAGCATTAGGGGTTTTATTTACAGAACCTCAACTAGTTCAAGAAAATTAAAAGTAAGAGCCACAGAGATGTGGCTTTTCTTTTTTATATTTGTGTATATAGAAACTTTTCTGTATATTATTATATATAAATCAATTATTATGTCTGTAGGAAATTTAAAAACATATGGTGGAAAAGGTACTGATTTTCCTTGGCAGTTAAAAATGCTATTGGGTCAAGAATGTGCTTGTGATAACTTATCTGAAATAAACACCAATACAAGTAACGTAGACTCATTACTTAATCAAATACTTACTGCAATACAAAATGGAGCTGATTATGAAGCATCTTTAGTTATTGATGCTAATGATGTTACATGGTTAGAGGTAAGAATATATAATCCTGATACAGGAACATTTAATCCACCGGTATATTTTCAAGCAGGTAGCAACGTACCAGGTACTCCAGTAGCACCAATTACATATGTAAATCCAAATAGTTATTTAGCAACACTTGTTACTAATACTACTTCAGTTCAAAGAACACCAAACTTTATTAGAGTAACAGGTTCTGGATCTATTGCAGTACAAACTTATAGTATATCCGTAGCTAATGTAGGAACAGGTAACGGAACAGTATTAGGTTCAACAATTAAACCTGGTGAAACATTAAACTTTGATGCAGGGTCATTAAATAATTTTTATACTACCGGAACATTTACTTATGATGGTACTGGTACTGAGTTAATTATCATATATAATTCATAATAAATGAGTACTCAAGTTACCATAGCAGGTTTACCAAGTGAACCATTATTTACAAGTTACCCAATGTTGGCTGATGCCTTTGGGAGATTACGCGTATCTGAACCTTATACACTTGGAGATTATAAAAACTTATATGGTCTTGATCCTAACTTTATTGATTACACAGGAAATGGTGGTACAATAATATTCCAACCAAACAAAGCATGTGCAAGATTAGCTACATCAACTACTAGTAATAGTTTTGCAGTTCATCAAACTAAGTTTTATCATCAGTATATGCCTGGTAAATCTCAGTTGATATACAGTACATTTAATTTATATAATGCTGTATCAGGAGTTACTAAAAGAACCGGTTATTTTGATGATAGTAATGGAATATATTTTGAACAAGCAGGCAATGGTACTTTAAGTTTTGTAATAAGAACAAATACATCAGGTACACCAACTGAGTCAGAAAGAGTAGCTCAAGCAAATTGGAATGTAGATAAATGTAATGGTACTGGTCCTTCTGGTTTTAATTTACTTGTAGATAAAACACAGATATTATTTATTCAATTTCAATGGTTAGGAGTAGGTACTGTTAAATTAGGATTTGTACATGACGGAGTATTTGTTACTGCACATGAGTTTAATCATGATAACGCACTTGATGTAGTTTATATGAGTAATCCAAATCTTCCAGTAAGATGTGAGATAACAAGTGTAGGTTCTAATCCTGTTGCATATTTTGATCAAATTTGTTCTACTGTACTATCTGAAGGTGGATATGTTGAGTCAGGTCAAAACTGGTCAGCATTAAATACTACATTAAGAAGTATGACTGCAGGATCAAGTTTACCATTATTTGCTATAAGATTAAAAAATACTTTTAATACATATAACAATAGAATGATAGTAAGATTAGATAATTATAATATCTTTTCTACTAAAGAACCACTTGTATATCAAGTAATTAAACTACCAAATGCTGCTGCATTAACTACTGGAACAGCATGGATAACTGTAGATACAGATTCAGGAGTAGAATATAATGTTGGAGCTACTGCATACTCAGGTGGAGATGTAATAGCATCAGGATATGTACCAGCATCAGCTTCTGGTAAAGAAGGTATAGCAAATAATTCAAATCCATCAGTAGCTAAAAAGAATTATATAGTACAAAATTATACAAGTACAGACTCTGAAATATATGTAATATATGCAACAAATGTAGGAACCACTACAACAGATGTAGGTGTCTCAATGCAATGGAGAGAAATTTATTAAAAAGATAAAAAATGAGTACAGATATTAATATAAAGAAAAAACTTGCAATACTTGAAGAAAGTGTAACAATTACTAATGATGCTTCAAGTATTAATTTTACTGGTAATGGTGTTACTTCATCAAACATTGATGGTAATGTAACTGTTTCAGTACCAGGTGGTTCTGGAACTACTACTTACTATTTTAATGAAACAGTAACACAGACACCTTATAAAGAATTTTCTTCAATACCTACAACTGCCGTAGAACAAGTTATTCCCTTTACAATAGCAGGAGGTACTACAACAGTAATTGCAGAATATCAAACACCATCAGGTGTACCGGGAACAACACAAATTCCTGCAGGATTATGGCAATTATTTTTACACTTTAATGCAACATCAGCAGGTCAAGAGTGGATAATTAGACCTACAGTATATAAAAGAGATTTAGGAGGAATTGAAACATTATTGTTTACTCCAGATCCAGAGATAGTAATTGGTATGTCAACTACGACTAATATGTATACTTCAGACGGGGTGTTTCCTGCTACTACTTTACTTACTACAGATAGAATAGTAGTAAAAATAGCTATGCAAAATACTACCGGTGTATCTCAAACAGCTAATTTTAGAACTGAGGGATCTCAACATTATTCAGTAGCATTAACTACATTAAATCAAGTTGTACCAACTAATGCAGTTACTTCAGTTACTGGTACTGCACCAATAGCATCATCTGGAGGAACAACTCCAGCAATAAGTATTAGTCAATCTTCTGCATTATCAGATGGTTACTTATCTTCTTCTGATTGGTCAACATTTAATGCTAAAGTTCCAGGTACAAGAAATATAACAATTAACGGTGTTACACAAGATTTATCAGCAGATAGAACTTGGACAATTGCAACTTCAATACCACAAACAAATATAATATATGTAGATTCAGTAAATGGAGTTAATGCTGCAACTGGTAGAGGGGATATAAATACACCTTATTTAACGCCAGAGTATGCACTATCTAACATTACACCTTATGATTCAATTGTTGTTAGTAAAACATCTAATACTATTGTATTAAGTAGAACGTGTACAGCATCAGCAACTATTACAGCTACTTGGTGGACTATTTATGAAGTTATGTTAATAGGTAATTTTACTGTAACTTCAAATTTATACAAACATGGATTTGTAATTAATGCTGAAACTTATACAGCTAGTATTAATTTTGGTGCATTTACTTTATTCAATGTTTTAACACAGCCTTTGATACCTATAAATGTTGTTCTTTATAAAACAGTAGGTACATCTGCAAGTTCAAAATTGTTTGATACAAATGGATTATCTTTAAATGGTGGGGATATGTATTTCTATTACGGAAATTACTATTCTATTGGAACAGCTGTTCAAATTGGAAATGCTGGAAATAAACCAGCTTTTAGCGGAGATGTTTCTTTTAAAGGTGTAAAATTTGATGCAAGATTTGGCAGTATATTACATTGTTCTTTTACAGGTAATTTTTCTTGGCAAGGAGAAAATAGTTATGGACTACTTGGTGGTATTTCTCTTTTTGGCACATATAGTTCAAATAAATTTTATTTTAATGATAATTTAACAACACCTGCAAGTGTAATTGCTATAAGTAATGGTGGCTATTATGATTCAAATATATATGGAAATATAAACGGAAGTACATCTTTAAGCAGATGTTATAAATATAATATATATGCAAATCTAAATGGTACTACACATTCTTTAGGTGATGATGGCGCTTCTACACACGTCTTTACAAACTATTATGGAAATATAACAGGAACAATAAATGCAGGCGGTTACTTAAATTTTTATGGAATATTAACTGGAAATATAAACACAGTAGGTACACTTACGTCACTTGCATTAAATGGTATTGTAAGTGGTACTATTACTTGCTCTGGTGGAAATGTTTTTTATGAATCAAAATCTAATGCAAACGGTTCTATAGCTGTTGTTATTGGAGCTGGAAGATTTACACATAATGGAAGTGCATCTTTTACAACTATATCATATACTGGTGCAGGTACATTTACTAATAATGGTACAATTAATTGTGGTGTTGGAGCTAATAATCCGCCATCTTTTACATTGTCAAGCGGTGGAAAATTTATAAACAACGGTACTATTAAATGTACAAGTCAATGTGCTGCAATATTTGATAAATCCGCATCAAGTACATTCATTAATAATGGTATAATGACTAATCCATTAGGAATGTATATCAGATACTTAACTAATTCATCACCAAGTAGAGATTTGATTATCGGCAATAGTATATGTGATGGTAATTTATATGCTAGACCAAGTGCTGGATGTGGTGCTGTTAATGTATTTACGGTAGTGGCTGCAAATACAAATACTAGTGTAGATATATTTGATGGAACATCAACTGTTACTATTTCGGTAGTAGGAGCTGGAAAAAGCATATCTACAATATGTCAAGAAATAGTAACACTAATACAAGCAAGTTCATTAAGATACCAAGGAGTAGCAACATTTAGTACTGACCGCGTTCTTTTTGTAAATGTAACAGGGACTACACCGACATTTACAAATTTAGTCAATATTAGCAGTGTTAGTACTTTTAATGGTGGCGGTGGATTTACAGCAAATGTTTTAGCTGCAGGTACAGAATTAGCTTCTAGTTTTTATTCTAATTTTTAACATATAATTATGAAAATATATAAACAAATAGTATATAGACAATCAGATACGGCACTAATGATAGTGCCTTCTGATGAGAGTGAGTTAACGGCAATTAGATTTGTTAATGATCTAAATGATACTCAAAAACAAGCTTTTTTAGATTTAAGGGATTTCTTACTAACTCAAGTTGATACATTAGATTATTCAGTTTATACAACTGATATTAATAGATTAGATGCTCAACCTTTAGATGGTGAAACAAAGTGTATTTTAGTAGATGAATTAGATGTAAATGATAAATTAATAGTTGATAAAGTATTAGCTATTTGTTTAGAATTATTAAATAAATAATTATGCCAGTAGTATATATAAAAACAGACCAAGGCTCTAATGTAACAACAGGTACAGGAGTTCCTACTCATTCTGGAGTAGCAGGTGACAGATACACAGATACAGCCAATGGAAACACATATCAGTACACAACAAGTTGGCAACAAGTAGCATACGGAGCTGGTGGTCTTACCTACTTCACAGAAGCACAATCAACAGCCTCACCAAACGCAACAGTTAACGTTGATTCATTAACAGCTGTGGCCTCAACTACTAATGCAGATTTTGCTATTGTACCAAAAGGAACTGGTGCAATTATTGCTGCTATACCTGATGGAACAAGTGTTGGTGGAAATAAAAGAGGTGCAAATGCCGTAGATTTACAAACTACTAGAAATCAACCAACTTATGTTGCAAGTGGTTCACAATCCGCTGTTTTAGGTGGTTATGGAAATAAAGCAACTGGTTCAAATGATACTACATTAGGTGGTTATTTTAATACCGCATCTGGTGGTTATTCAGTAGCTAGTGGTTTTTCATCAACAGCAGCAGGTTCAGGTTCATTTGCAGGGGGGCAATCTTCATCAGCAAATAATACTACTGATTTTGCATTTGGTAGTACTTGTACTATATCAGCAGGTGGTTATTACTCAAATGTTTGTATGGGTTACCAAAATACAGTTAATAGTGGTTTAGCATCTACTGTATTTGGTGGTGGAAGTATTGTAACTTGGTTTTATCAATTTGCAGCAGGTAATAATCATAGATTAACATCTGGAAGTGGTTCAGCAGCACTTGGTATATCAACTGCGGATAATGGTTTTGGAAGGTCAATGTATGGTAGGTCAGGTTGGGTTAGAGGTGATTCTCAATCTTCTAAAATTATTTTGAATAGAAGAACAACAGATGCAACAGCAAGTGTATTAGTAATTGATTCTCCTGCGGGTAATACACCTGCAGTTGGAAATCAAATAACATTATCTGATAATTCAGTATATAGAGTTAAAGGTTCTATTACTGGTAAACAAAGTGGTAATATAAACGTAGGAGTTTGGGATATAGATTGTGTTATTGTTAGAGGTGCATCAGCAGCAACAACAGTAATTGCAGGTACACCATCAATTTCACTTGTAGTAAATACTGGTTCATTTGGTAATCCTACTTTAACAGCAAATACTACTTTAGGTTGTTTGACAGTAACGGTTACAGGAGTAGCTCTAACTAATATTCAATGGACTTGTGTAATAGACACTTGTGAGGTAATTTATGCATAATTAAAATATATAAAAAATGCCAGTAATTAGTAATCAATACCTTCAAGGTATAAATCAAACAACAGGAACAGGTGCGCCAACACATTCAGCGGTTGCAGGGGATAGATATACCGATACAGCAACAGGTAATACTTATCAATATACTACAAGTTGGCAAACTGTATCATATAGCGCAGGTGGATTGACTTATTTCACAGAAGCTCAAAATACAAGTGCGCCTAATGCTACCGTACCAGTAGATAGTTTAACAGCGGTAGCAAGTGCAACAGATGCCGACTTTGCAATATTAGCAAAAGGTAATGGAGCATTATTAGCAAGAATTCCAGATAATACTGGAACTGGAGGGAACAAAAGAGGGCAATATGCTTTAGATTTATCAAGATATATTGGAGCTTCAGGCACTTATATAGCAGCTGGTAATTATGATATTATTTTAGGGGGTACTAGAAATCAAAGTAATACAGGCACTTATTCATTTATTGCTAATGGGGATTTTAATAGTTGTACTGGACAATATGGAACTATTTTAAACGGCAACAATAACTCAGTTGTAGGAGCTAGGGGTATAGTTTTAAATGGGCAATATAGCCAAGCAAATGCTGCTCACTCACTAGCTGGGGCTGGTTTATATAACTATGCAAATGGTGCGCAATCAGTAGCATTGTGTAATGGAACTACTGCATCAGGTACAGGTTCTATGTCAATAAATCAAGGAACCACTGCATCAGGTCAAAATTCTTTTGCTGCTGGTAATGGTTCAACAGCGAGTGGTATTAATAGTGTTGTGTTTGGTGACTTAGGTTCTGCAAATGGAATAAGAAATAAGTTTGCTATTGGTGGTTCAGGTTGGAGTGTAAACGCAACTCAAGCAGGTATCGTTCAATTAGATGCTAGAACAACAGGCGCAACACCAACAGTATTAGATGCCAATACAGCTAATTCAGGGGGAGTTTCAGCAGCTACTCAATTCACTTTACCTAATAACTCTTTAATGAGAGTCAAAGGAACTATTCAAGGTAAACAATCAGGAAGTACCAATGTTGGAGTATGGGATTTTGACGCTGTTCTAGTAAGAGGTACATCAGCATCAACAATGACAGTTAAAATTGCAAACATAAATGTTGTTACAAATGATAATGCATGGGGAACACCAACTATCACAGCTAATACAACAATAGGTTGTATGACAGTTACAGTAACTGGAATAGCAACAACAAATATCCAATGGGCTTGTAGAATTGATAGTACTGAAACATTATACGCTTAAAAATAAATTAGTAATTTTACAAATAAAAATAAACAATTATGAAAATTAAAACATTAGTACCAGTAACTTATAACAACGGTATTGCAAGTCAAGAAACAGGTTTAGTAACAGGAGTATTGCAAGGGTGTCAGCAACAGTTAAGATTTGGATTTGATTCAAATTTTATGTTTGAGTACACATCTGAAAGTGGCCAAACTTTAACTAATAACATCTATCCAGTATCTGCTGAAGATACTAATACATTGTATGAATTACTTAAAGGTGAAGTACCTACAGGTTTATCATATACTGATACAACTACTTACTTATACTATTTAGGATTTAGAGTTCAAATGGCTCAAACTTTTGGTATACAAGTATCAGATATTGAAGTAATAATTGACTAATATTTAAAAGATGGCAGTAACGGATTATGCAGGATTAACTATAACTAATCCGCAAACAGCAATACAAATTACAAAAGTAACTGATACCTCAGCAGACTGGGGTTCAGTTGCTATTAATACATATTTTTACGATAAAGGTGATAAAAATATATATTTCAAAGGTGCTTCTGGAAATATTGTAGATGTTTTTAACAAACACAGTATAACCAATAATGAAATATTTAGAGGCAGAACCTTTAGATATGATAATACAACAGCAGATACATACGGTGGTATTGCAACATTAAACAATGCCTCCGCTTTAGCTATTACACCTAACACAACTTTATTTGGAAATAGATTTGTAAGATTAAGATACTATGCTTCTATTGTTTCAACTGGTAGAGTGACAAGTATAAGAAGTACAGATTTACAATGGTATGTGTCAGGTGGTTTTAGATTTGTTTCAACATTTAGGGTTGGGGATACAGCTTTTGGTTCTACTTGTCAAAACTTTCATGGATTAATAGGTACTACTGCAGAAATTGTGGTTGGTGGTGCAGGTCTTATACAAGTAAGTACCTTAACTAACTGTATATTTGTTGGTAGTGATGGTGCAGATACTAACTTACAAGTTATGCACAATGATGCTACAGGTACTTGTACTAAAATTGACTTAGGTGCAAACTTCCCAGCTAATAGAACAGCAGGTTCTGAAATGACTACAATGTATTCAATTGAATTGTACAATCAAGTTGATACAACAAGTGTTACATACAAAGTAATAAATCTTGAAACAGGAGCTATTGCAATAGGAACTATTACAACTGATTTACCTGCTATAACACAAGGATTAGCAATTCAGTCCGCTAGGGTTATGGGTTCGGCTATTACAAACACAGGTCAATTTGAATTACATAAATGGGGCTGTTCAGATATAACTGTATAAAATAATTACTATGAAAAAATTTACATTAACAGCAACTTATGAGGTTATGAGGGATTTACAAACACAAGTTTGTTTAAAACCAACAGATACTCAAATTGAAAACTATTTAGCAACATATAGGGTTTATGAATCTGAAAGTATTGCTATTGCTGAAACACCAAATTTTATTACTGAAATGACACCGCTACTCTTTGCAGAATTTCAGCAAATGGATAATGTACCACAAAGTATAAGAGATGAATTTGAATTATAAAACAAGATTATGAAAAAGATAAAACAAACAGCAACAGAATTAAAAACAAGATGGAAAGGTGAGACACCAACATTTTGGAAAAAAGTACAAAGAATAGGTATTGTTGCAGGAAGTATTGGTGGTGTATTAGCTGCATCACCTATAGCTCTACCAGCTA